TCAGTTGTAATACCAACTCCTTCTTTTATACCACGTTTTGCTTTGTGTTCTTCTCTTCTTTTAGCAATTAGTTCACCTCTTGTCTCATCCTTCGTGATCTTCTTTCCAGTCATAATATCAGGCATTTCACCAGATGTTCCAAACTTTCTTTTATTTCTAATTGTTGCTTTACCATAAGTTGAAGCACCTGCTTCATACTTTGCCTCTGGTATGACATTCTCTTTTGTCACACCCGCCTTTGATCTTTCTTTTTCGGCAACAGACTTGATTACCATCTTTAACTTATTCTTTAGGGAATAAGGATTCTCTTTTTTCTTTTCCTTTCCAAATGCTGCCATTTGACCTGATGGTTTACCTGATCCTCTGGTAATACCATATGCCATACCCTCAGAAGTATCGGTAGTATGTTGCTTATCTGGTTCGTTCTTAGCTAAGTTTTTTTTTACTTCTTTCTTTGAGATCTTAGGACCACCCATTGGATCACCATATTCATCCCTTTCAACTTGCTCCTTTTTTACGCAGTTTGGATACCTCTTACCAAACATTGTCTTCATACCTTTCTTCTCATATCCCTTCCAGCATTTCTCTGAGAACTGTTGGAATGAAATACCAGTTGGTTCAAACTCTTCTTTCTTACTACTATTACCCCAGTTTGCAGCACCGACTTTACGACACTTAACTAATGCACCTGATGCATAGGCACTTGGCCAGACGGAATATCTTGATTTTACTTTATGGTAACAAGCATCTTTTGAACCACTACCCTTACCTTTCTTATCTGCTTCACTAAGTTCAATTTCATTTCTCCAGTCAGAAGATTCTTTTTTCATTTTCTTTTTCCTTGGACTATCAGTTGATACGTATGTTGGTTTTGCAGCACCAGTTTTAGATTGTTGACCAGGATCTGCTTTTTTCTTACGACGTGCAGCAGATAATCTTTCTGCTTTTGTCATACTTGCTCTCTTCGAAGAAGAGACGCATTTAGGTGTACCCTCACCAGGTTCGTCACTTGCACAAGTTCCGCCTGTGACTACATTAACCCAACCACCTTTTCCGTCTTTGGATTTAGAACCTTTGAACCATTTATGAAGAGAACCTTCAGACATTCCTCCACCATTTCCACCACCATTACCATTTCCACCACCATTGCCATTACCACCACCATTTCCGTTGCCATTTCCGTTACCGTTCCCATTACCATTTTTTTTCTTACCATTTGTATCGTCATCATCTTTTTCTTGGCGTAAGAAACCACCATAACCGATGCGATAACCTTTTGGAATTGGCTTACATTTTTTGTCAGTGTTGCAATAATAGTATCCAGATTTACACTTTTTCATTATTTGGATTCGATGCCTCGTTATTATTTAGAATTCCTTGTTTCAGCATTTTTGACAACTCAGACGTTGATCCTACAAACAAGGCATTATTTGTAACATTATTTGTAGTTTTATTACTCTCTTCCTCAACTTCTTTTACCTTTTTTTGTAAATCCATCAGTTTGTCAGTTGTATCTGCAACGGACTTTATTAACTGTCCTGCAACTTCATATGCTCTTGGACTAGCAGTTTCACCTGCCACTTCCATAATACCATTTATTGCTTCTTGTCCTTTTTCGATTAATGAATACAAATTACCTCTTGTATAATCATAATCTTTTCCAATTTCATTAGTCTTTTTTAAATCTTCTTTTTTAACAGTCGGTTTTTGTAAATCTATATTTTCAGATTTCACATTCAAAGCCTTATCAATTGAGTTGAAATCATTCATTATACATCCTCCTGTCTAGTTGGACTATAGGATTTCGAATCTGAGAAAAATGATGTTGTCTCACTAAATCCAAAATCATCATCAGGACCTGCATCTACTGGATTTGGAGTTGCTGTATATCTTACCTCTCTCTTTGTATTTTTTGTATCAGTATTTGCATAGTAATCCACTTGAACTTTCTTAATAAGTCCTTCAGAAGACTCGGCAATAGGACCAAATAGATATGTTTTTGCAGTAAATCCCAAAGTATAAATCAATGCTCGTCTTGTAGAAAAATCACCCTCATAGTCATCTTGAAAATTAATACTATCTAAAACTATTGGTATATCTCTCTTCTCTCCTATAGATTTGACAAGATCTACTGTTAGATTAAATGATGGTTGGAAATATGGAAGTATTTGTTCAACTATCTGAAGAGCATCATCGTTTAATTTAGTAAGAATATTAAGTTCAAATCCAATATTGTATGGCACTGGCATAAAAACTTTTTTAACGTTTGTACCATCAGAGGCTTTGAATGTTTGTGTGACACCAGTTTTACGTGATGAATCATAAGAAACATTATTCATTTCAAATGACATTCTTGGTAGTGTGATTGCAACTGGTTTATTTAAATCTGCCTGTTGTTCTAGTCTTGCAAGAAACTTTTGAGAAGGACCATATGCTAAAGGAACTTTTAATTCACTGTAAGTGTTTCCACTAGCATCATCATGACGAATATTAATATCATTGAATAAAGTTCCAAAAGATATAATTGTTTTTCTAATTATTTCGTGATAGTAATAAGTTCCTAACATTAAAATGTACCAAATGGGTTTCCTTCAGTGAAATCAATAATTGCATCTGCTTCTGTTTCGATTTCATCACTTTTATCATATTTATCTGAAAATTCAGCAGACTCTATGAAATCCAAATTATATTTTGCTGAAGACGTAGATCCAACAATAACATCACCAGGCACAAAAGTACCATTTGTAGTGCCGAGTTTGAGTGTATTTGTTGTAACATCCCATGATTTAACTCTTCCTGTTGCATTTGATCTTGAACCTGTTACAGTTTCGTTGAATTGATACGTACCGATTCCTGTAATTATTGGTGGAGGAGTAATTGTTCCAATCGCAGTTCCAGAAGTATAACCTATTCCAGCATCTGAAATAAGAATTGATGTAACTAAACCAGCAGCATTTATAATTGATCTTCCTGTTGCTGTGCCAACTCCCGATGTTGGTGTAATAAATGTTAGAGTTGGATTGATAGCATAACCACTTCCACTTGATGCAATACTGACTGTACCAATACCTGAATTGTCAGTGACGATGAGAGCTGTCGCAGCTGCACCAACACCATAAGAAGTTGATCCTATTCCTATGATCGTTGATGCTGCACTAACTATTGTTATATTTGGAGTTTCTGTGTATCCAGCACCAGGATTTGTGAGTAATATTTCTTTGACTGAAAATACATTGTTTATACTTGTCGTTATAGCGACAGCAGTTGCATCTGTTCCTCCTGCTGGTGCGCTATCTATAGAAATAGTAGGAATTTTTGTATAATTATACCCGTCCTCATTTAAGAATATTTTTCGAATGTATCCAGACGCAGTGGTTACACCTAATGTTGCAGTTGAACCTATCGAAATAAGTTTTAATGATGTAATATATCCTTGATCAACCAGCACGTCATCAATTTGTTCAGTGGTTGTGCTGACTTGATCCCATCCACCCATTTCGTCTTCAAGTTCAAATAGTTCACACCTTAGTTCATAGACATATGTTTTACCTAATTGGTAAAATGGTTTTTCATGTTCTACAAATTTAATTTCAAATATTCTTTTTCCTAAAGGAAAATAAATTAGATCTCCTTCACTTGGTCTACTCGTTACCTCTATTTCTCCCTCTGGTAATCCCACTAAAAATGGTGATATGAAATCTTCAAATCTTTCTTTTGATATTGTAATTATTAACTCATCTTTTAAACTCATACCAAATTTAGTCATGATATCTCCAGCACCACCATATCCCTCATATGTGTTTACATATGCCTCTATAGCAAAATTATCACTAAATTTTGATGATTCTAATTCAGTGAATATGCTATCTTTTTTGACTATTCTACGAGGTAGATATATTACTTCAATACCATAAATTTTAAGTTGTTCATTGATTAAATCTTGAACAAGTCTCTGTTCACTCTGCGAACCTTGTAGAAAAAAGGGGTTTAATGCCATTATTCACTATCCTATAAAATCAAGAGGAGGTAACTCATACTCTGAAATGAGTCTTTCTCTAATTCCCTCTATCTCTCTTTCTGCATCTTCATATATTTGTCTACCATTTAATTCTAAACCACCAGGTAATTTTACACCCTGAAACTTAATTAAGTTTTGTCCCCATTGTCTTTTTATTAATGCAGTCAAATATAATTTTAAAAACTGATCATTATATACCCCTGTAAACTGATCTGGATCTAAAACACGATAACACTCAATCACTAAAAATGTTTCAGCATCTTGTGATGCAAAATCTAAATCTAAATATAATCTATTTTGTCTCTTATTAAATCTTAATTGCTTATCAGTTGTTAACAAAAAGTCAATATCCTCTAGATATCTTTTTGTCATTGAATATTGTAAAAGGTTTACTGAGTTGAAATAGTATAAATCATTTAAAAATAATTGATATTTAATACTAAACATGCCACCAGATATTGAACTTGAGTCAAATTTAAAAACTTTTTCAATACCTACAACAGCATCTGGAACTTGTATAAAGTTGGATGTTTCATAAAAATTAGATGTAATAGTTCCTAAACCACTCACGTTAGTTGAAGTTCCAGTGGTTGTTACGATACCAACTCCAGAAGTTCCTGATGCTTTTCCTCTATCAATATCATCTTGACTCAATTGATATTTAAGATACATTCTCTCAATACCATCAAAATGTCTTTCCCCAAATAATTGAAGAGCATCATCAACTAAATCATCTACTTGATCATCATCAACGTTTATTTCTAAAACTGGCGCACCTAATTTTCGAAAACAGTAATCAATTAGTCCTTGTCTAGTATTTGGTCTTGCCATCAGAATGAGCCTCCATCGATTAATCCAGCAGTCAATGTCCCAGTCACATTTAATGTATTCACTGTTCCTATGCCTGAGATATTTAGATTTCTACCATTAATCTCATCAAATGTTAAATCTTCACCTACAAATAAATTTCCACCAACGTATAAATCATTTTTTGTAGTGACTATTCCTACAAACGTTGATAATCCAGAAATATTTAAACTATTTGAGTTAAAGGTAGTTGAATTTAAATTTAACGCAGTCGCAATACCAGTTACATCAATATTACCCACAAATGTAGAAATACCAGTTACATTTAATGCAGTAACTGATGCAATTCCACCAATTACATTAATAGCATTTTGTGATGTGACAGATCCACCACTTGCACTTGATAAAATTTTAATTGCGTCTGATTGACCAACTCTGACTTTGATCGGCATTATCGAGTGACTCCTTCTCTTACAAGTACAGAACCTTCTACGACTCTTGTTTTCTCACCTGCTGCATTTGTTATCACAATGTCATATTGATATCGACCAGCTTTTGTTGTAGCAGTATCCGCTGCTGTCAATATTATTTGTAACTTTCCTTCAGTGGCACTTACAATAGTTGTTGTGAAATCTGTTTTAGAACTACTACCTGCATGCTTTCTAAACTGAGCTGCGACTGTCTTTC